AGAAGGAGTCGATAGATAAGGATTTCCAGAAGAAGCGTTGCCTGTCACGTTCTTCCTAAAGACTGGAAGCTCAACGTTTTTCAATATGCGCTCTTCGGCTTCTTGGATAAACGTATCAAGTTCTGAAACGAAAGTAGATTCTGATGTCTCGCAGTAATCCTGGACCGTAGACTTTAAAGTCGCCAACGTAAAACTCATGTTATTACCACCGTTACTGTTCCTACTGACCCTGTCATTTCGTCGGTACTAAACGTTGATCCAATTGGGTCACCTGTAATAGACATCATTTGGTTTGCATCGATAGTCCTGACAACTCCCTCACCAGCAACAGTCCTTGGCGATCTGCTTGGTCTAGGAAATCTTAAACCCTCAGGATCAGAAACGTGCCTAGGCGGCTCTAATTGAGGGTGTTTAGGCTCAAAGCACTCGTTGCATACACGAAACCCCGTCCACTCCTCTTTAAGAGCAGAATACTTGTACTGAAAGCCGCATCTGTCACAGATGGCAATCGCATGCTTGCCAGATGCAAAAGCCACTACGCTATCCTAGATCTCATGCTGGGAGACACCATTAGAGATGCTCTGCTTTGATCCTGGTCGGCAGCCCTAGCAAATTCCTCGTCATACAAACCTTTCAGCATTTGAACGCGGTCAGGTGCTTTCTTCAAAGCGATGTAATAAGAAAGACCTGCTGCTAAGCATGGATAAAATCTAAACGGAACATCGACTGTGTTCACCCCAGCGTCAGCATCTTCAATGCGAACTAAGCGATTGATTATCAACTGGTCCGTGGAATTTTCAGACGCTGGCCAAACGTATAACCGTGGAGTTATTTGCTTATCCAAAAACCACTGGGTTGGCCTAGACTGAGTAGATTTATCTGGAAGATTCCAATATTCAGAGCGACCAATCTGCTCCATAGATATGTCGGTGGTTGTAGATCCATCTGTTCGTCGGATAACAACGTCAAGCACATCAATTGTCGTGGCTGACAGATCGATAAACTGACTTCCCTGAGAAAGGGTTTCTGCGCTATTTGTAACAGTCCACTGATTCAGTCCTCTATTAGCCCAGTCAGCAAATAAGAGGTTGAGAGACCGTCTGGCAGTTACGCCATCATAGCCAGTGCGATATTCAAGGCCGCATCTTTCAAATGCTTCCTCTATGTACTCCGCAACATCTGGCTCGAAATCAGAGCTTCCAGAAGTAGTCATTAGTAACTCTTTAACACTTCGACAATTACAGTGTAAGTGTCTGTGTTGCTTGCCCCAATCGTAGTGAACTTCACATCACCAGTCTTTCCAGAACCCGCATCATTTGGGATGCCAGAAAAGTCTGAATAATCGTGATATCCATTTGAATCAGGAGAAAGACCAATGATCAAAGTATCTGTAGTGGCGTCGTTCAAAAGCTCAACGCCCATGCCGACGCACTGCCACCAGATTTTTGCCACAGCTACTTCAGTACAGGCAGCGCCAGCACTATTAGCCGAAAGGGCACTTACATCAATTTTGGTTACTGCCGACTCGCCTGTTCCATCACTAATGTTTGTGAACTTAAGAACTGCTTTGCGCTCACCATCCTGGATGGTTTGAGAAGTAACTGTATCAGCCATTCTTTATCTCCAATTAGGACAATGCAGCGCCGATAGCAGTTACCCAAGCAGTACCAGTGCTGATTACGATGCAGTATTCGTTGTCGCCAGCGCCGTTGTCAGAAACAACATACGCCGTTCCAGCAACAACGCTTGTCGCGGCAGGAAGATTTGCGGTGGTAACAACAGGAATTTGAAAGCCATTGTCCGAGCGGACAGGGCCGGAAAAAGTAGTCTTAGCCATTATAAGTACCTCTTACGAAAGGATTAACCCTAGTGTCTTCGTAACGTCCGCTGAGTCGGTCGCTAGGGCTGTTTTTCTCAGTTCATCTGAATCATAGGTTAACACCCAGAAAAAGAAAAGGGGCAACAATGTGCCCCTTATCTCATTGTTCCATGTGGAACAATTAAGCGCCTTGAGAGCCGAACACAGCGCGTGGGTTACTGAAGCCGAAGCTGTATCGCTCGCGAGCCTTGTAACGCACGTTGCCCGTGTCGAAATCACCTTCCATAGAAGTTGAGATCGGGCTTCGCTCGAAGTGCTTGAACCCATCTGGGCAGTCGGTCTTGACAAACCAAGCATCAGTGTCAGTCAAGAAATGGTTCACTGCATAACCTTGCGGCAGCATGCCCATGTTCCTGATTGCGTTGATGTCGTTGTCAGCCGTAGCTACTCGTCCGGGAGTATCTAGAAGACGATCCGCCACAAACTGAAGCTGTGGTGGAACAATCAACTTAACGCCTTGAAGAGCCAAGATCATATTACGATCATCTACAAACGTGGAAATGCTGATTAAAGCATCTTCAAGCGAGGTCTCGTTCAGATCTGCGTAAGCTGTGGGTCGGTTTGAGAACGTACCACCACCAGCAAGGGGGTGTGCGTCATCAATCAACTCAACGCCATCGCCACCAGCAAAGCTAGAGTTGAACGCATTGTTCAATACGTTAGCAGCTTTAACTTGCTTGGTGTGTGCCATGCTGCGCGCAAGAGCCTTCGTATAACGCGCACCAAGGCGGTCATACAAATTATCTTCTACTGCTTCCTCGGTCAACGCGAAAGCAAGCGCAACAGTTTCGTGGGTGTAACGAGAAGTGAAACCCTCGGACGCTGAGTCGTAACCGACACTTTGTCCTTCAGACTTATCACGAGCGTTACCAAAGCCTACGATCAGAACTTCTTCTTCAAACGCTCGGTCTGAAGATTCAGTATCAAAGATCTCGGCATGCTCGTTTTCATAACGAGCGTATTCCATACCAAATAAAGCGTTGAGACCAGGCTCTAGCTCTTTGGCTAATTGTGCTCTTGAAATAGCCATTAGTTAGCCTCCTATGCTAAGCCAGCGCCTTTGACGCCGTATATTGAGTTTTGGATAACAACAAGCACGTTAGTGTTTGCTGCGCTTACGTCTGAATTTTCAGGGTCTCCTGAAATATCAAGGGCTTTAATAGGCAACGTAGTTGCTGTTCCACCGGTTGAAACTTCAAGTTCAGCACCTGAAATGCCAGTCACCGTGCTACCTGCAGTCGTGTATACGATGTCAAAGTTACCGAACAAGTCAGCAACAGGGAAAGCCGCATCGGCTTGAACTTCGTACACAACATTCGGATCATCAATGATAAAAGCAATGATGTCTGAAGCATTAGTGCTTGCAGGGTAGTAGTTGCTGTAAACCTGCTCACCAGAGGTGGGATCGGTGTACTGACAACCGTTAAACACACCAACTACAGGCACAGTGCCTCCGTCAGCGTGAACCTCTACCGTACCACCAGTAACCTGGGCAACCATATCTCCTTGGAAGATACTGGTCCCATAGTTAGCAGCGATCCGATATCGGCTTTGTCCACCAGTATAGGGGGCGCCGCCCACCATACGCACTGGACGCATTCCAAAAGCGGCATCTTGATTCGCCATTTGGGATCTCCTAGTTAAACACAATCAAAAATGAGGTCATTTCTTTCCTCGGCCAAAAGACACCTGCGTCTTTCTCTCGTTAGAGATTGGCATTGCAGGATGCTCATCCCTCATCAGATCGTTATCAACAGCATGCATCTGTTGGTCGGTCTGCTGAGCAAAATAAGCATTTCTTTCTTGAACGGTCTCCTCAGGGATTTTAGCAAGCATCAACCCACCAACACCCACAGTTCCAGTATGAGTTCCCTCGTCAATGACGGGTAAGTCAAACCCTGAAATTTCGCTTGGGTGTACGGGTTCGTACCCTTCACGAAGTCTCATGTGGACATTAGTTTTGTCTGCTTCCCCACGGATGTGGGTCCGCAGCCATCGATACTGCATCCCAGGAGGCGCGTCAGGAGTTTCCAACGCTTGAGGCGGCTTCCATGGTTTACGCGCAGCTTTAGCCTCACGGCTTCCACTACTTCTTGGTGTTCTATTAGAACCCTTTACTTCGTCATTCATGATCGTTGCAGCCTCATTTTCTGTTTTGCGTATTCTTTGAACGGTACTCCAAGCTTCCTAGCTAATGCTTGTTCACTTGTCGTCAGTTCAACTCTACGAGAGTTTTGATTGCGTCCAGTTCCAGTCGTGCGCGATCCAGAGACAACAGTTTGGACGGGTTTTTGGTTGTCTCCCGCGATATTTTTCTCGTTAAATTTATGCGGCAGTTCCTGCCTCATACGAGAATCAATTTGAGCGTAGTATTCATCAGATTCTAAGTCAACACCGCTCTGTATTAAGTCGTTATGTATAGCAAAAGCCACATTTGTCATAACGGAATCTGTACCGAACCATTCATTTGCAGAAGCCCAGTCTTGGGCCTTTGGTGATGGGTCTTGATAGACAGGCTGTTGTTGATAAGCAGGATTGCTTGCTTGCTGTTGAGCAAGCTCTTGCTCTGCCTGCATATTACTCTCTTGCTGCTCAAGCCAACTTGCGTAATCAACTTTGTATTGCTCAAGATCTCTTTGATACTGGGACAGTGCGTTACGATCCGCTTCAGCCCTAGCTAAAAGTTGTTGAGCCTCGGCCATAGCCTCAGGGTCACCAGACTCATATGCAGACTTAAGGTTGCGTTTTGCAGCTTCAGCCTGCGTTTCTACTCGACTCGCAAACTCATCGCTATAACTTTCTTGAATCTTAAGATTCTGTTCAGCTGTAGATGTTTGAGTGGTTTGCAATTGAGCGGCAAGACGGTCATTTTGTTCTTGCAACTCTTTTGCATACTGCAGCGCCTGAAGCTCTCTGCGTTGAAAGTCTTTTGCTTGGCCAACA